CTGCGCCTGTGGTTCCTCCACCAGCCTGTTCAGTATCACCAGGGTTCAGTTGGCTGTTACCCTCGTTATCGAGAGCATCCCACCATTGAACTTGTAGATCAACTGTGAATTCTTCGATGGTGTCTGCCTGATCGTAAGAAAGTTCAATAGAACTTACATTAGTTGGGAAGACTCCATAGAATCTATAGGACTTGAGAACTGGGATCTGACTACCACCAGTAGGAATTTTTTGTGGTTGAGCACTTGCTCCTTCATTTCTACCTAGTTGGTAGACATAAGCGTCAGTTTGATATTGACCAGGGCGAGTAATACCGCTGTTGTCGTCATGCTTGTTGATCATATTCATCCACTTCTCGAAAGAAGTTCTGATGTTAAAGTCAACATCGTTGATGACTGTAATGGTCCAGACATCAAACGTTCTGTCACCAGCAACTTTGAGGTTTCTTCCTCTGAAAGGAACATCGATTACGTTGACATTAGATGCAGGCAGGTTAGCTGCCTTAATCATAAATCTGGTGTCTTCCTTAATCGAATTCTGCTCATCATTGCTCAGTTTTGCATCGAGCAATTCAGGGAATTTGATAACACACTCAAAAAGGTTGGGGCGTGCGCCCCCTCCCTTGAGTCTTGCTTTAAAGTCCTCCAGTGTTCTGGTATTAAAAGTAGGAGAATTTGGGAATTTCATTGTTCTTGGTTCCTCGGTAAATTAGAGATTGAAAGTGAATTAGAAAATGTATCAGACGGTTCCAACAACCTCTTCAAAGCTAACTCCAGTTCTGTTAGCTACGAATGTGAGACCGATGAAGTTGATCGATCTTGCTGGTTTGACGAAGATGTCTGCTCTGAACTGGTTTGCGTCAACAACATCTGGAGTGTTATTTGACTCGTCGCAAACAACTAGGAACTCAGTGATTCCTCTCTTCGCTTGAACATCACGGAGATATGGTTCGACAATATTCAAGAAGTTAGTTCTTGTGATAACATCGTTGAACTCGAAGAGTTGAGCGCGAGCAGCACGTTGGATTGCAGACTCAATAGTGAGGAATAGACGACGGACGTTGATTCTATCGAATGCAGATGCATAGGATAGTGCGGTCTTATCACCGAAGAGGATAACACCTGCACCAGGCGAGAAGATAACTGGGTTAATTCTCTGTGGATAGAGGAGATCTCTCTGTGTTTGGGATGGGTTGTATGCAAGTTTAACTGCATTGTTGATTGTGCCTCTCTGAGCACCCGCTGGCGAGAACCATGGGAAACTGGAGATAGAAGTTCTACACATCAGACCCGCAATATCTCCATTTAGTGGGATATAGAGGAACTTGTTGTTAAATCTATCAAAGGTGTACTTGTAACCAGAATCAAATACTGCGTAGGAAGAAGAAGTACAACCATCGAAGAAGTCGATGACGTTTCTTGTTTGAGTATCTGGGTTAGTTACGTTGACAACACCACCTTTATGTGGGGATGCAGTTACAACACAATCCTTTCTCTCATTTGCAATATCAATCAGTTTGTTGATCTTTGCCTGAGATTCAAAAATTGTATCTCCACCAGAAGGTCCATTGATCAGATAGTTGACAGAAACATCAGAAGGATTTCTGAACTTCTCGTAACCAGTGAGGATATCACCCAGAGTTACATCATACTTGGTGGTACCATAGTCTCCACCATGTGCAAGGGTGTATGTCTTATTACCTAGAACACCAAATGTTACCGAGGTTGCATCTTGGTTCCATGCAATAGAAGCACCACTTTGAAGTGCATACCCACCTAGAGAAGTAAATCCAGGGGAGAGTAGAGTATCTTGGTTTCCAGCAAAGACATATGCAGATCTTTGTGCCAGGAATGTCTTATAGTGTACATTCTGTGCAGGAGTAACTCTTCCGTCATTTGCCTTGGAAAGTGAGTTAAACTTCTCAAGGATATTACCTGCAACACCACTTACTGCACCTTTGTCGTCAATGACAACGATGTTGACTTCATCATTCTTGGTCTTTCTTTCTGCAGCGTAGTTAGAAGTACCTGGTTTTGGAGCAATGTTCTTCCAGAAGATATCACCACTTGCTAGGGAAATCTTCTGTTGCTCATACCAGTCAATTGCAGTGAATCCACCATCAGTTAGGAGACCTTCACCTCTAGCATCAGTACCATCATTTGCACTTCTTGCATACTTAAATACGATGGTCGTAGATGCAAGGGATACTGGAGATGCAGTATCGGAGAAAACAATATTGTTGGTATTATCAACAGAATGAATTCTTCCAGTGAATGTTCCGTTCAGAGAAGTGATAAAATCGTTCTCATCTAGGATGGTAAGATCAAAACCACTTGGGAACTGGATAGAAGTAGAACCAGAAGAAACTGTTCCACCATCTGTAGATCTTAGTTTCTCCAAAGAATCTGCAACACCAACATTGTTAAATGCTTGGATGTACTGGTTTGATCCACCAAGAATTCTACCTAGACCACTCTGGGTGTACTCAGCTTCTGTCCACTCATCGTTGTCGATGTCGTACTTGCTGAGAATCTTAACGTCAACACTACCAACGTTAATCTGAGTGATGATGCTCTTTAGATATCCGTTGAATGTCTTAACTGTTCCATCTGTTCCTGCATAGGAAGTGGAAACACCAACTGTTACTGCATAACCGACTTGAAGACCGAAGGTACCGAGTCCTAGTCTTTGATCAGCTGCGTTATCGATTACTGCGATTTTTAGTTCATCTGCCCAACTACCTGGGTTTCTTGCTGCGAACTTCCAAGTAGTATCATTAATATGATTGTTTTCGTAGTCTTCGGTTCCAGTAATCTTAAGACCTGCTACTGCAGAGCCAGTTACTGATACGTGGGAGTTTACTAAACTAGTAGAGTCTGCTCTAACTACGTTTAGTACTCCACCATAAGAAAGGTAAGCGGAAGCGGTCAACCAATACTCGTTTTGACCATCAACCTCGCTGGGCTTACCAAATGTTGCTAGAAGATCTTGCTCCGTTTCGATCAGAACTGGTACTCCAACTGGACCTTTAGCAAAGGGTCCGACGAAACCACCAACTTGGTCAAATACAGGATCAATTCTTCCGACGGTTAGGTCAACCTCCCTAACCTTTACGCCTGGTGATACTAGATTAAGCGACATGTCTTTCCCTCTGAAGAAGATTCATATGACTGCTAATATTTAGAATTTTGACCTTTTTCAGAGGGGAAACAACACATGAACCCTTTACCAGTCAGGATATTCCCATCGTGTATGGTCTCTTGCAACACGTCTTCTCTTAGTAATCCTATCAATAGTACATACTTTACATTCATATGAATATGCAGATGGCAGACTGCCTCTACTCTTTCTCGTCAAGTAAAATCCATCTAATAAGTCTTTGGTTTGGCCGCAACTTCTACAAGTTCTCTGCGCTAAAAATAGATGACCAAGTTCAAACTGGTCTTCAATATCCATCAGTTGAACTCCCACATATATGATTGATCACCATATTCATCCATATGCCACCTATCACCATTCTCATCTATAAAACTTTCTCCGCCTTCTAAACCATCTGAGATAAATCCGAATGGTGCCATGTCCGCTTCAATTTGATCTCTTTGATCTTCGTAGATTCTCTTACGAACATCTTGATCGGACATCTCTTTGAAATACTCTTGCATGACCAACCATGCAAAAATAACTAGACACATTGCAAGGTCATCATTACACCCATCTTCCGCTTCAAATGAGTTTGACTTTTGAATGAAAGTAGTTAATTCACTAATAATATCGTAGTCGTTAATAATAAGTTTATCATCTTCAAGTAAAGTCTTAAGATTCATACATCCTGTCTTTTTGACAGTCTTAGACATCTTGACTCCCATCTGAGATTTCTTACCAGAGAATCCTTGACCAACAATCTGTCCTGCACGTCCTCTCATAGAACACATCAGGATATTATCGTATTCTAGATCCATATGAAGAATCTGACCCACTTGTTCTCCTAGGTCATTAACTTCAACTAAAACGAATGCTCTATTATATGATATTGCAACATCCTTAATGATGTTTGGAAACAACATCGGTTTGATTTGATTGTTTCTATATTTTGCTACAAGTTGATATGGAAAAGTAGTCGTATCAAATATGACGAAAGCAGAATAATCTTTTTCTACACCACGAGCAACGTCAACAGTCATGATGTAGTTGTGATCTTTTTCTGGTTCTTTGTAGATATCCAATCCTGCATTTCTCTTGATTGGATCATCATAAGTCATAGACCTCAACTTAGGTGCTGAGATCAGAGTATCAACAGATCCAAGGAATTCACACTCAAACTCAACCTTGAATTGTTGTTCAGATGTGTTTGCAATAGTCTGTGCTTTCCATTTCGCATCCCTACCTGGGACTTCAGACCAGTGAACATCAGTTGGAATATATTCATTCTTTCCTTTCTCCGCATCATGCCACATGCGGTAGAAATGATTCATACCCTTGGGGGTAGAAACAATCAGGACTTTTGTAGACTTACCTGACGAGATAGTAGGATAAACAGAGGCAAAGAAGTCATCAGCAATGTGATTCGGGATGAATGCGAACTCGTCCAGAAAGATGACATTATAGGAGCCACCACGGACAGCAGATGCAGAAGTAGACGCGGCGATAATCTTTGATCCATTCTCCAGTTCAAGCGATCGTTTGTTCCAAGATACAATACCCTGTTGCATCCATTTAGGTAACTTCTCATATGCAAATTGTAACCTTCCGAGAAGGTCCTGTGCAGTGGAAGCTTTGTTAGCAAGAATTGCAATATTTACATTATCATTAAACACTGCATAATGCAAAAGGTAAGACACACATGTAGTGGACTTACCCGTCTGTCTAGGCATTCTACAGATATTGAATCTATTCTCGTGGAAGTTCTCAATTAATTTTTCTTGGAACTTATACATGTTAAAAGGGATCTCACCTTCATCAAGAGAAACGATCTTGATGTAGTTTTTTGCAAAATAAACGGGATCCTCTTTGCACTTAATAAATTCAATAACCTGTTCCTGAGTAAACTCAACTGCGACGTTGGCTTTTTTCAGGTTGGGGTTACCAAGATATACCTGATCAGTCATAAAAAATTACATATTTGCGATTGACGATACTACTTCTTGTTGTTTGAAGTAAAGTTTGAGGTAGGACTTTGCGAACTCTCTCGCTTCAGTTAGAGTCATCTTATCAATTTCCCTAGATTGTTTCTCAAACTCGAGCATTTTACTTAGGTTTGAGAGTTCGATGTTGTCGTCCATTTAAATTACCTCTGAATAACTACAATTGGTTGAGTGGGGTCAGTAGGTGCTGGATAGTAATGCGAGATTACTGCACCAGGATAAAGTTTATCTACTTCACCCTTGACTTCTTCTCTGGAAGGTCTAGACCCACCTGGGAAGAAAAGTTGCACCCTATAAGGTTGACCTCTCCACGTTAGCATTATACAGAAAACGTTACCAGTAGATTGTAGTCTTTGATAATCTTCTGTTGCCAATTGTACGGGTTCGGTGATGGAATTAACATCAACCAGAGGTTCTGCCTTTACGATGTCGAATGATTGAATTTCTGTTGGTTTGAAGTCATCTCTCCAATCAGAAAATTCATAACCTTCTTTTTTGGTTTTGTTGCCCCAGTTCTTTGCACCGACTTTGCGACACTTGACTAGAGCACCAGATGCATATGCAGAAGGCCACACGGAGTAACGTGATTTGACCTTATGATAGCAAGCATCTTTCTTTTCGGCAACTATTGCTTTGGAATTTGCATCCCAATAATCTACTCCGTAACGGCAATCAGATCTGATTTCTGGTTTTTTGCATTTTGGACAATATCTAATCTCTTCTGTTTTTTCGGTAACAATCTTTGCCTTACCTTTTCTTTCTGGATTTGGATCTTCTCTGCGTTTCTTTGCAGCTCTCTTTTCTCTCTCGTCTTTAGTCATTGCAGCACGATCGTCTGCATCACGACAGAAAGGTTTTGTGGTTTGACCTGGTTGCTTTGCACATGGTTTTCCATCGTACTTACCACCTGCTTGTACCCATCCACCACCTTTGAACCAATCACGAAGAGAATATCCCTTGGACTTGGCAGATTTACCATCTCTCTTTTCTAAAACGACTTCTTCAGTCGTTGGGGGCTTTCCCAGCAGATTATCCAGGATCCCTTGACCCTTGGCCCTCCTTCTAGCAGTATTGGTATCATATGGTGTTTTGCCCATATCTTTCATGGCCTGCTTTTTAGCATCCATTCTTTTGCCTTTATTGATAGGTGTAACTTTGTTATCACCTTCTTCACCGATTACTTCACCTTGTGGTTCAAATGAGTCTTTTGTAAATCTTGGGCTAGGTTTAAAGAACCTATTATAGGCAGCACTTGTTTGTGTATTATGTCTGCTAGTATCGCCAATCATACTAGCCCTTCCAGCCGAACCACGACTAGCTTGGTTTATTGCTTTCATGTTTGCCAGATTTTTTCTGGTTTCAACATCAGCAGCATCCTTTGCGATACGAATAGGATTGGGAACACCCAGTGGTTTTCCCCCAACATCAATAGTTGGTCCAAGATAACCATCACCTGGTTTTTCCTGAATCTGTTCAACTTCTTCTTTTTTAAATTTAGGATTATCAGTGTCTTTAAATTTTGGAAGTTTTACATCCTTCATACTCTTGGGTCCTTTTGCACCTTTGATTTTCAGGTCTTGTAAATTACCCTCTTGAAAGTCAACTTCTTCTTTCTTAACGCAGTTTGGATATCTCTTTCCAAACATGGTCTTCATGCCTTTCTTCTCATAACCCTTCCAGCACTTCTCATCCAAGTCCTGTCTCCAGTTAGACATTTCTTCTTTGAGGTTCTTCTCTGCCCAATCATCAGGGGTCATGTCATGCTTTGCTTTAAACATGTAATGAAGTTTGGTCGTAGAGATGTCATGGTCTTCTGCGATTCTCTTCATCAGACCATCAATAGAATCATAGGTAATGGACTTAAGAGTTTCCATTCCCTTTTCTAGATCTTCTACTGCACCTTCACCAATCATCTTGGGTCCGCCTGCTTTCTTTTCTGCAACTTTCTTTTCATTAGGATTATCATTGCCGATAGCAAGATTCCTCATCTTCTGTTTCTTTTGTGCATCCTTGTGTTTCTTAGGATCAATGGGTTCTGGCATAATGCCTTCAGAGACATCATCACCTGGTTCGTACCACTTACCATCGCCATCTGAATCCTGCCAACGGACACCCTTTACAAGCATTCCGTCTTTACCGACACGATGACCCTTGGGGATCTTCTTACACTTCTTGCTGGTCTTGCAGTAATACATTCCATCACCGCACTTCTCT